GGAACTAGATACTGGGGCCTGTAAAAAACTACGAAAAATAATTGACATAAACAACCTTTTTCAGATAATTAATTCAAAATAAAATTATTTTCCTTTTGGATATATTTATTAGAAAGTAAATAATTAACAAAAACTAACAAACACACAATATGGCCGATTTATTAATGAAAATGCCGACACCTTACGAACCAAAAAGGGTCAACCGATTTATCGTAAGATTTAACTCAACTTTGGGTATAAACGAATGGTACATTTCTGCCGCTTCAAGACCAAGTGCAAAAATTACTTCAGTTGCTATTCCTTTTTTAAACACTTCAACTTATGTTGCAGGTAGATTTGAATGGAATGAAATTAAAGTAACATTCAGAGATCCAATCGGACCTTCTGCATCACAAGCTCTTATGGAATGGTTCCGTTTACATGCTGAATCAGTTACAGGTCGTATGGGATATGCTGCCGGTTACAAAAAAGATGTAGAATTGGAGATGTTAGACCCAACAGGAGTAGTAGTTGAAAAATGGTTATTAGAAAACTGTTTCTTAACTGACTTGAACTTTGGTGAATTAGACTACAACAGAGATGAATTAGCTAACATCACAGCTTCATTAAGAATGGACAGATGTATATTAATCTACTAACATTATAATTTTTCATATATTAAGACCGATAATTCAAAAGATTATCGGTTTTTCTTTTTTAAAAACTTTACTTTAAACTAGTTATTAAGTAAATTAAGATATTATGGAAGAATTAAAAATTGACCCCTCAATTGCGTATGATGTGATAGAATTACCTAGTAAGGGTATCCATTATGCAAATAAAAAGAAATCGGTAAGAATTTCTTATTTAACCGCTTCAGATGAAAATATATTATCATCACCTAGTTTTTTAACTACAAATACGGTTATTAATGAACTACTTAAAAGAAAAATTTTAGATAAAGATTTAGTGATTGACGATATCGTAGAAGAAGATAAACAAGCGATTTTAATTTTTTTAAGAAATACCGCTTTTGGATCGGAGTATAAATTAACTACTATTGACCCAAAAACAGACGAAGAGTTTTCGACAGAAATAGATTTAAGTACATTGAAGATAAAAGATTTTAATTTATCTGAAAATTCAGAAGGTGAATATAGTTACCATTTAGAAAGAAGTAAAATAGATATTACTTTTAAATTTTTAACACAAAAACAAGAAGACGAGATTAATAAAATTAAAGAAAGTTGGAACGGTAATGGTATTGCACCAATTGTAACTAAACAACTTGAAATGATGATTAAATCGTTTGGTGGAACAAGAGATGCGTTAAAAATTAGAAGTTTTGTTGAGTTAATGCCAATTAGAGATTCACAAGAATTTAGAAAATTCGTACAAGATAACAAACCGGGTTTAGATTTAACCCAAACAGTAAAAACCCCATCAGGAGATACAATCCAAGTTAATATTGGGTTTGGGGTTGAGTTTTTTCGCCCTTTCTACGGAATATAGGAAATTACAATTAGACGAGATATTTTTCTTAGTTAAAGAAGGATTTTCTTATGGAGATTTATTGTCCATGCCAGTTTACCTTAGGAAATACTATGTTAACTACATATTAGAGTTAAAAAATAAAACTTAATCTATTTATTGGTATGACCATAGAAGATGCAAAAAAATTAGGTAGAGATTACAAACAAGCAAATTACAGTAAACTACAATTACAGGGAGTTACTCAAAATGAGACTGATGATGTAAAAAGAGCAGCTTTAAATGCATTTGAAAACACATCTGCAACTAATAATAGTCAATCATCAACAACTAAAATGTCATTAGGTAGTATTGATGATATTAATAAATCATCAAAGGGAATATCTAGTATATACGAATCGGAAAATAAAATAGATACCAAAGGTTTACTATCAGTAAAGGCTTTAGAAACAATTCAAGACGAGATTTTAAAACAATTAGCAAGAGAGTCCCAATTTCATACTGACATTAATGAGAAAATGGGAATTACAGGAGAATTATCACGTGCGTATAGAGACTCAATGTTAGAAACAGTACCTGCAGCTTCAAGATTAGGATTTGATCTTAAGGCAATTACTAATATGATGACAACATTGTCAGAAAAGTCAATGAGATTTAATCTTATTTCCCAAGATACAATGACAAAATCATTTGAAACTGCAAGAGCGTTTGGAATGACATTACCTGATTTAGCGGATGCAATGAGTGAATATGAAAAAGTTGGTTATGGTGCTGCGGATGCGTTAACACAAATTAATTCTGCCGCTCGAGCATCATTGTCATTGGGGTTAAATTCTAGAAAAACAACAGAAGAGTTATCAAAAAATTTAGGTAAATTAAATGAATATGGATTTTCAGCTGGAGTACAAGGACTTGGTAAAATGGTTCAAAAGGCAGCTGAGTTTAGATCAAGTATGTCAGATGTATTTCGTATTGCCGATAAAGTTATGAGTCCAGATGCTGCAATTGAATTAACCGCAAACTTACAAGTATTAGGTGGCGCAATTGGTGATTTTAATGATCCACTTAAATTAATGTACATGGCGACCAATAATGTTGAAGGTTTACAAGATGCATTAATTGGTGCGGCTGGTGGTTTAGCAACATACAATAAAGAACAAGGAAAATTTGAGGTTACTGGTGCCAATTTAAGAAGAGCTAAAGAAATGGCGGCACAACTTGGTATGCAAGTAGGTGATTTAAATAAAACTGCAATTGCAGCACAAGAAAGATTGTTAGCGAATACTGAATTATTATCAAAAGGATTTAAAATTGAATCTAAAGATAAGGAGTTCATAACAAACATGGCTCAAATGAAAGACGGTCAAATGTCAATTGTTATTCCACCAACCTTAGTAGGTAAATTAGGAAATGAAATTGGAGACCAAAGTGAAATTGCGATATCTAAATTAACACAAAATCAAATAGACGCTTTAGAAAAATATAGAAAAGAAATTGAAGAAGCTAATCCAGCTGATTTAGCTAGAGCTCAATTTACTGCAACTAAAAATATTGAATTAGCAACACAAGCAACTGCTAATTATTTTGTAAAAGGAGCTAAAGATAAAATATTTGGTAGAACTGATTATACTGGTACAGACACGTCAAAAACCGGAACGGCAGGATATCAAAAATTACGTGAAAGTGAATTACAATTGAGGGAAAAAGGTTACCAAATGTCAGTTCGTGGAGAAGAAACTACAATGGGTCAAATTTTTAATAAAAGTATGAACGGACTTAACGACGTTACCTCAAGATTAGCCACGTTAATTGCGTTAGAGACTAAATTATTAGATAAAAATATTGACGCTAACTTTGAAAGTAAAGGGATGAAAGAAGATAGAATTAAAAAAGAACAATACGATAGACGATCAAATCCTAATGTAAATGAGTGGGTTATAAAATCACAAATTAATGTGACTAATACTGGATTTGGTAATTCCCCAAATATAGAACATAGAGGGGTTGATTATATTACACCGATTAAAACTAAATAATAATTAAAAAACTATATATTATCTATTTATAGATAAAAGAAGATAATGCCAAAATACTTAAGTTTTGACGCTACTAAGGATATTAGAGATAAAATGTTAAATAGGACTTTAGATCCCGTTTATGGAAAAAGTCCATCTCCAAAAACCTTTAAAAGTAACAGTTATAGTGTACAAACTTTAAGTGACTCTCCTAATTTATTACTTCCACAAGTCGATGGAAATCGTTCAAATGACCTTTTAACACCCCAAAAATCGAATATCTTTAAACCAACTGAATACTTTGTTAAAGATACAATTGACGATATACCAAGAAGAGCAAATTTAAATTTATATCCCTATTTTGTAAAAACAAATGAAACTTTAATTAGTATCATGGCGACCAATAGTTACGATACTGAATCTGAACTATTCAAATTTGCGGCACATAATATTAGAACAAATTCAAATGGTCCTGTTTTAGCTAGAATTAATCAAAACCTTTATACTGCAACTGTAGCTAAAGATAGAATTGGTGAAGCTTTAATGGGTAATACAACTACACTAATAAACATTATTAGGGGTAAGGAACCTTTAATTGAAGGAAATAACAAAATTACGGTATCAAGTAGTATATTAGGTAAAGGAATTGACCTTTTAGGAACAATTGCAGGTACTCAGTTACCATTTAGTATAATACCAGGGGACTACTTATCAAACCCAAGAGCACCCATCAATGTGAGACCTACTGACGTTTCTACAGGAACAAAGGTTTGGCAGGATTTAACAGGAGTTTTAGGGTCGGTAGTGGGTATTCAAAGAAGACCTTTACCAACAAGAAAACCTTCTGATTTATTAATTGAAAATATGGGAGATTCATCAAAGTATAGATTATTTGATTTATTATCCTTTTCAAAATACGCACCTGATTATACAACAAGTGCAAGATCTCAAATGTCAACTAATTTAGGTAAAATACCTGGAATGGTTGCACAAGGTATTAAAAGTATATTAGGCGTGGAAGCACCAACTGGAATGGCCTATATTGGAGATGATAGGGCTAACGATGTTAAAAATGCAACAACTGATTTATTCAGTGGTAGACCAACAAGAAGTAGTTACTATTTGTCATTAATGTTTGACCCAATTGCAACAACTCTTTTTCATAATACTAAAAATATTATGCAAGGAGGTAAAGTTGGTGGTAATTTAACTTGGTTAAGTAAAAACGGTACAACTCAAAATATTAGTTTCCAATATGTAAATGATGACATATCCACAAAATATAAATTTAGAGCCGATTCTATATTAGATACAACACAACAAATATTAGATTCAAAACCACAAAATGGTGGAGATGCGTTATCACATATAGGTCATGTAATTGACCAAACAAGTAGATATTTTAAAGACGGAGATACATTAATTTCAAGAGGATCTGGAGTTAGATATATAGATAATTCAGGTAAAGATATTGGTGTGGAATATGCTAGAGTATGGACTAAGGATAGACCTTATTTGAATTATGGTGATACAATGCCATTTTACACAAAAGAAACGGACGCACCATATTATAGTGGTGGTACAAAACCTTATAGAAGAACAGGAATAAGAAGATTTGATGGTAGTGTTATGACTAACCCGTGGAACCTTAATATGGCACCTATGTCTGACGGTACAACAAATAAAGAGTTCCCTGGATCAAGTAATATTTTACCTAACCCTAAAGGAAAAGGTTTTTATGCTAAAAAATATATGTTATCTATTGAGAATTTAGCTTGGGGAGCTTCAACACTACCAGGTTATACAGTAAATGATTTACCATATTCAGAAAGAGGACCTAATGGAGGTAGAGTTATGTGGTTTCCACCATATGATTTAAAAGTATCGGAACAAAATAGTGCGAAATGGGAACCTAATACATTTTTAGGACGACCTGAACCAATTTACACATATCAAAGTACGGAAAGAGCTGGAACATTAAATTTTAAAGTAGTTGTCGATCACCCAAGTATTATGAATTTATTAGTTAGAGAACATTTTAAAACTCTAAGTGATGAACAATCTGATGATTATATAAATGCGTTTTTTGCAGGTGCAAAAGATATCGATTTTTATAGTCTAATAAGAACATACTCAAATCTAAATGAAGATGATATTACAGCAATACAAACTTATTTAAATACCAATAAAAATCCAAACGATATAACGAGATTAAAGGATGGGTTAAGTGCTCCGGTACAAAATAATCCAGATGGAACCACAACTAAAGATGCTAACAAGAAAAATACATCTTTAAAATTAAAATTGGTATTTCCTAATAATGAACCACAACCAAATTCAAATATTGAACCATATAAGTCATTAAATAGTTATGATAATATTGGATTAACAATTAATAGTACTACAAATCAAAATGACGCAATAGGTAAGTTAACAAATAGTTTAAACACAATTGTAACTACTAATTCAGGAAATAATCTTTTAGATCGTATTAGTATTTTTGGTAAGGATACAATCAGTGCTGCTGAATCTGGATTTACAGTTAATAAAATTATAACTGATTTATCTTCAGTTTTTAGTGAAGAATCGTCAGCATATAATAGTTTTAAAAGTAGTGTTGAACAATTAAAAAAAGATATAAAAAATAAAAATATTTCAAGTGACATTGTTATATTAATAGGGTCAGTAACCTCAACAACAGGAGACGATTTTTCTAATTATCATTTATCAATGAGAAGATCACATTCAATTGTTAAATTTATCGTATCATCATTAAAATCTGACGCTAAAGATAAATGGACTTTTAAAAATTTAACATCAAAAGAGTTTGCGCCAGGGTTTGAAGTATTCCCAATTGAAATACAATATTCCCTTCAAGAATTAGGTTATGATGGATTAGATGGTAAATCTATAATATTCAGAACACTTAATTATGGGGAATTTAAAAATTTAGATAATAATAACTGTACAAAAATTACATACTTAAATTCAGATCTAACTAGATTTGCACCAGTATCATACGGATGTAGACAATCCACATTTTCAATTGATTATGACACAAATAGTAAAATAGATAAATCATCTAACACTTCTAAAATAAAAATGTCACCTACAGGAAATATAACAACAAATAAGACAAAACCACCTGTAGATTTAATGAAGAGAATCATAATGAAAACGTTGTCGGAAGAATATTACTTTAAGAAATTAGAGGAAACTTCACCAATGGTTTATAGTTCATTAAAAGAAAAATTAAGATATTTTCATCCAGGTTTTCACTCAATGACACCTGAAGGTTTAAACTCACGTTTAACATTTTTACAACAATGTTTAAGACCGGGTAATACAATTCCTATTAAAGGATTGTCAGATAATTCTGATATAAACGCTAGAAATACCACATTTGGACCTCCTCCTGTTTGTGTGTTAAGAGTTGGTGATTTTTATAATTCAAAAATTATTATTAAAGATCTTAATATACAATTTGAAGAAAATACTTGGGATTTAAATCCGGATGGTATCGGAATACAAACAATGATTGCGGATGTTACACTACAAATTAGTTTTTTAGGAGGACATGGATTGGAAAAACCAATTGAAAGATTACAAAATGCATTATCATCTAATTTCTACGCAAATACCGAAATGTATGATGAAAGATCTGAGTCGACCAATACAAAGATAGGTGGAATGGACTCAAATGAATTTACTAAAGAATTTATTCAAAGTTTAAATGATAAATTATTCCCACCAACCGTATTAAAAGATAGTAATAGTAAAAAATCTTCAAACGAAGGTCAATACATTGGTACTTTAGTAGATGATACGGCATTAGATTATACCACAATTATTGACGGGTTATATAAAAATACCAGTCAATATTTCCAATCATACCAACAATTTTATAATAGTGTTTTAACAAACTACGGGGGATTATTAACTAATTTAGTTTTAAATAAAGATTATCGTACAATTAACGAATATGATGTCTATACGGGAGACACAACTACAGACACAATAAATTTATTTGGGTTCTATCCTAAGGAGTCTAATTTACCATCACTTGCAGAACATACTGCATCATCCTTAGTTGATTTTTTAATTAGTTTAAATGTTAACGATAAATACTACATATTAAAAATGTTAAAAATTGATGAAATAGTTCCTCAAAATGTGATGGACGATGTTTCAAATATTTTACACACTTATGTAGTACAAAATCTATCAACTAAATTGAGTGATTTATCAACCTTTAAAAATATAACAGATTTTGAAAATAATAGAGATGAATTAATTAAATCACTTGACCAAGTTAATTTTATTACCAAATATGGTTATGATGTAAAACTTGAAAAAGATAACACAACAAAAAACACATATAAATACGGAGGAGACTTTACCCAAACAACATTTTATACTGAATACGGTAACTGTATAGACTTTATTAAAAATAATACAGATAAGATGTATTCTGAAATAGACACATCTATTGATTTTTTAAATATTCAATATACATTTGAATTGGCACAGGATATTATACGAGTATTATATTATGATGATAAAGTTCAAATGGTAGGAGTAATTGGTATGACCTTACCAACAACAGACAATAATCTTTTAGATAAAATAAGTAAAAAATTAATACAAGTTTTATATAAACCAAGTGAAATAAAAATTAAATTTAGTAAATACCCAATTCGTAAAAATGGTAAACCGGTTAAATATGATTTAGAACCTTCGGGGGGATTACCAGTACCACCAACAGAAATAAATGAAGTGAAGAAATTATTCGGATTATCAAATAATGTCACAGATAAATTAAACTATTACAGAAAATGAGTAGGGATTATTTCGACAGATATCAATTTTTTATAGATAATGGTACATTTAGAATTGTACCAGGAATTGAAATTCCTATAAAAGGAACCGATAAGTATATTTTGTTTAAAAAAGGTAAAGATAGGTTAGATAAAATGGCTCAAGAATATTACGGTAGCCCCACTTTTGGTTGGTTAATAATGTTAGCAAATCCACAAGCAGGAAGTTTGGAGTTTGATATTCCTGATAATTTTTTTATAAGGATACCATTTCCTTTGATTACCTCTTTACAAGATTATAAAAGAGGCGTAGAATTGTATAACCTATATTATGGTGAAAAATAACATAACAAATACGGAAGACATACATGTTAAGGTCGATCAAAATAACTTAATTTATATTGACCCAAACTCCACTATTGATAGTGAGGGCAATGTTGCACCAAGAAATATACAAGTAGAGAAATTAATAATGTATGTTAATTTGGAAGCAGACATAGTCCCTAGATCTATTTTATCATCTGATAATGAAACAAATACATTAACAAGTTTAGCTAGTGGAACATTAAATTTTCTTAAAAATGGTGATGGGCAAGATTATGACACAACGTGGACAGACTCATTTTTAAATACACAAGAAAAAAAAGATAGTAAAGGTAACCCCACGGGAGAATTTTTCCAATCTGATAAAACAGGACAATCTTTCGGTATCGATAGCATTTCAATACAAATAAAGGGATTTAATTCAATACCTCAGATTAATATTAATTTTATTGATGTTAGAGGTAAAACTTTATTTGAATCACCTGAAAACTCACCATATAAAGCGTTTTTCCATATTCCTTGGCCGATATTTTATTTAACGGTAAAAGGTCATTATGGTAAAGCAATAAAATATAGATTACATCTGGTTAAGTTTACAAGTAAATTTAACGAGAGTAATGGTAATTTTGAGGTTAACACCTCCTTTGTTGGATCAACTTATGCTTGGTTATCAGATATCCCATTACAAGGTATATTAAACGCACCGTACCTTTTTCCAAATGAATCAACACAAGTAACAGGATCAAACACAAATACAGGTCAAGAAGTAGAAGGAGTTACAAAATCATCTAGAGGATATGAAATGTTAAAAACTGTTTATAATGAATATAAATTAAAAGGTCTTATTGCAAAAGATTTCCCAATTAAAACATTAAGGGAAGTTTTAACTATCGCATCAACATTAGATTCATTATTAGAGAAACAAATTTTTGATCAAGTTGTGGACATGAGATTATTTGCAGCAACCAAAGAATTTAGTGAGACTATTGATGATTTTGAAAAATCAATTAGAGGGTGGGCGTCTACTAACTTAATTAATACCCCTGTTAATAAATTAAATGAAACTTTAATTGATAATACGGTAATACAATATTTTTATATTAATAATCAAAATAAAAAATTAACTACACAAATATTAGGTGCCGACGATAATGGTACTTTAGAACATATATTAAAATTGTATAAAGAAAAAATAAATGCAAATCAAATGTTTACTGAATTTATAAATAGTAAACAACCTTCATTAATTAATGATACCAATTCGGTATTTTCAAAGAATACACTTGGAATTAATAAAATTGGTGAAATAAAAGATTATTATAAAAAAGATGACGAACAATTTGTGGCGGTAGCGGTTGAAAAAATTGTTGACAATATTAGAGATATAAGAAGAAGTTTTGAGCAACAAAGAGATAAGTTAGAAAAAGATGTTGAAAAGAAAATGAACGAAATTGTTCTTAATAAAAAGAATGGTTTTGGTTTTGAACCAACAATTAGAAATTTATTTGCGGTTATATTGGCAAATGCTGAAGTCCTAATTAGATTAATGAAGGACGTTCATAAAAAGGCGTTTGACCAAGCGGATACAAGAAAGAAAATAGTAGGAGATTTCTCAAAGGAATCAAAAGGGGATTCAATATACCCATGGCCTGAATTAAAGGCAACAATTAAGGATAAAGAAAATGTTATTATTTATCCAGGTGACCCCGATTTTCAAGTTAGATTGGGATCTGATAATCCTGTAAGATGGCCTGAAGTTGAGTTTATTGAAACGTACATAGGAATATCAACAAATAAAGTTGACTCCTTGGCGAATAAAGAAGGAGGAGTTAATAAAATACCCGACCAACTTCAAAACGACGATGATATTAAAAAAATTAAGAAAATTAGTACAGCCAATGTAATTACTAATATTTTACCATACGTTAATAAATCTCCAGCATCATTTGTATATGAAATATATGAAAGAGCTTTAAATTACACTTTAATTGATTCATATACAACTGAAACAATTAGGGAATTAGGTAAGTTGGAGTTTCAAAATATTGTAGAGTCTGTTAATAATGATAATACATTAAGAAAATTATTAAAACAAACAATTACAAGTTCGGATGCTTTATTAAGTCAATTACAAAAATTAGCACCTTTCGAAAACTATAATTATTATTTAGATAGTTTACCAACCACAGATTATTTAAAATCATTCTATTCACAATCACATGTGATAGAACAATATTCACGTATCAACAATTTTAATGACGTTAGTTCTTATAATAAATTAAGTAGTAATTTATTAAATTATAGAGTTGAAGATTATAGAACAAATATATATCCATTTAGTTCAAGTAAGTACTTAAGTTATATAAATCTTAATGGATCTCCGGTTGAAAAATTTGATATTACTAATTTTACTTACCAAGGATTTTTAACAGTTGACACAACACAAGGTTTAGTATCAGGAATGATAGACCCTAATTTTTGGGTTAAATCAGGATATGGTAAAAATTTATTTTCACAACCTATTAATGTTGGAAATAATAAGACAAATATATTAAACACACCATATTTCCACAAACAATTATATAGTGATTTTACAGGTAACAATACTAATGGAAAATATGTGGGTTCAGCGTATTTGTTATTAAATTCATTACCATTTATAGATTTGGATGAAAATGTTAACTATAGTGGAATGACCATTATGGCTTCATCTTTATTTAGAGAAATAAGTTCAACTCAGTATGTTCCTTATTCATTAATTTTAAAATGGGGGTCAATTTATCATAGATATAAAAAATATATATTAACTAAAAATGAAACAGGGGTTGGTGTTGACATATTAGAAGGATTTTTAGGAACAGGAACTACAACAACAAACATAAATGGAAGTGAATTTTTTGATTACGGAAATAACTTAACATATAATACAAACGATACTGGTATAACTATAAATCATACTAGCAGTAAACATGTTGGTATACATCCGTATTATGACGATATCTTCCATAATATAGTTAATGATTATAGTTTTTTTAAATATGCAACGGGAAGTACAACGGGGTATACTGCCGCAATAACTGGAAGAACTTTAAATTTAAAAAAATATAATAGTAGAGGAACCAATAATTTAAATTATTGGACATCATATGTCGATAATTCTAAAATTTATACTGGTAGTACCTATTACACATTATTACCGTCAACAGGAGGAAATGTAAATTTTGGTAAAAAGGAATCAATTACAAATAATGATAAACCATTTAGTGATAATACGTTTTCAGTTGAAGAACAAAATAACTTTAGAATTATTTGGGAAGATGAATATATCAATAATGAATATAGTGGAAAAAAGTTTTTCAAACCGGAAGAATATAATCGAACAACATTAAATACCTATAGTTTAGATGGTAATAATAAAAAAGTATTCGATTTAATTGCAACCTTTAGTCCACAAATTTTAGAAGATTTTGAAACGTATTTTTTAAATTTTGCATCAGAAAATGTTAATTTAAATGTTTCCGATAAATCTTTTGAATTGACTAAATATGGTAAATTCCAAGAAATATTAAGTGATATGGTAAACTTGTCAAATAGTGAAGACGATAGTACAGATATTGACATACAAATTAAAAATTTAAAAAATAGACAGAAATTAAAATTAGAAAAGATCACATCCTCACTATTATCTAATACTGATTTAATAAAAGTCACAATAGGAAATCCAAAAGAATTAGATCCACATATTTTAAATGGGTTTATTGATATTAATAAAACAAATAGATTAAGATATGGCACATATGATAGTACAACTTATGATAAAGATTTAATTGATTTATATTTGGGTGAACAACCAACAACAGATTGTTATAAGAATTTCTTTGTTGTTAATAATGTTGCATTTAATGAGACAAATGTATTATTGTTTAGACCATTAATTTACATCTACGCAGGTTATATTAATAACGGAGGATCAGCTGACAAGTACACATTCCAACAATACCTTTATTCAAATATAGTTTTTAATTCACAAACATCGACCGGATCAGATTATAGACTTAAAACTTTTTTTGATGTTTTAATCCCACAATTTTCAAAATTAACAATTGAAGATGTAAAAAGTAAAATTGATTTTTTTGATGGATATAATAATAAAGCATTAAAAGTTGAGGTATATAATTTCTTTAAGTCCATGAATGATAAATGGATTGCAGGAAATTCAATAGGACAAAGATCACTTTTAGAAGAGTTTTTATTTTTAGATAAGGCGAATAAAGATATCGGAGATCAATATTTTTTCGATATATCTAGATTAGATAATTTAGGTGACCCTAAAAATATTAAACAAAATCTTTATAGTACCATTTCTATTTTACTACAAGATACAGGATTTGATATGAGAGCTTTACCTGCGTACGTTAATTTTTATGGAACTAACTTTTCAAGTACACCTAAATTAACACCGTCTAAAAAAATCGCACAAAACCTATTTGGTACTTTTTTAGAAGTTGACACACAAGAATCTTCACCTAAAATTATTATACAATATGTGGGTAAAAATTCAACACGTCCTGACATGTCCGATAATAAGAAGTATCGTTTTACAGATGATAGTTATAATATTGGGAATACAAATAATAATCCAGTTATGGTTACTTTACCAAAAGTATTTAAAAATGGAGACTTAGCTAAAACAAATAAAGTTGTTGCATTTGAAGTAAGTTTTGGTGACCAAAACCAAAGTATATTTAAAGGTGTTACTTTAGATCAAGCATCGATTAAAAATACAACAGAATCTTTTTACGTTTTAGAAAATTTGGCTAGATCAGAATCGGGATCTGCATCTTATAACGTTGACATTGGTTTATTTGAATATTACCGACAAGCAGCATATTCTTGTGAAGTAACATGTATGGGTAATGTAATGATACAGCCAACAATGTTCTTTTATTTGAAAAACATACCAATGTTTAAAGGAACATATTGGATAACTGAAGTGTCACATGACATTAAAAATAATAATATTACAACTAGATTTAAAGGATCTAGAATGCCATACACTGCATTACCTGACTTGAAGGATTCATTCATGTCTAGCTATAGGACTTTATTTGACAAACTCCAACAAAAAGCGATTAATAGAGTTAATGGGTCGGATAAAGTTACCACAACAAGTGTATCAATAACAAGTACTGATGGTAATCAATATACGTACGATCCAGGACCAGATAAGAAAAAAATAATTGGAGAGGTTATAACAAAAGAGGCTTCAGTAACAGTTAATGGAATACCATACAATGGATATTCTGAATTTAGATTTATAACTCAAGTGGTTTATAACAATAACACTTGGTTAAGAGCTGTAAGCGTTAAAATGGGAGAAGTAAATTATCCAATCGAACCTACGAGTACAATGTCGTTAATTTCTAAATCTAAATTTATACCAAAACCAGCATTTACTTGGGAAAATGTTAGTGAATTTAGTGACAAATATCAATTCTATTCAACCAGATTTATTAACAATAAAATGGATGTTAATGTTACACTAACTAATTATAAAACTGTATTTTATAATCCAAATAGTAATAACACTAAAACAGTTACACACGTTTATAGTTTGGATAAAACAACACAAAATCCAATTACATTTAGTGGTCCAATTGACAATATAAGAGATCAAGAAAATTACGGTATAGCCTTATCACCTAAATTAATGAAAGATTTGGGACTACAAGATGGTGACATTGTTTATTTTAAATTGGAGAAAGTGTAATATTAATAAAACTTGGGATATTTATACATATAAAAGAAATATTATGGAAAATAATAGATTAAACAATACCATGGATCAGTTTTTAAACCCTAAAAAGGTTAAAAATGTATCTAATGATGGTATGGAAAGAGAAGAATGTGATTTAGTAACGGGAGAATGTTATGTAATCCGTTCAAAAGACGGTATCGTAGAAAGAATAAATAAAAAATATATTACCGAAGACGGTAGACAATTATTACAAGATTAAGCCATGTTAGAGAAAAAATTATTAGAAGAAGTAAGACGTTTTAATGCCATTAACAAATATGGTAGTAAAATGATTATGGAGCAAGAAGCTCCATTGGGTGCGGAAGCGGGTGACGTCCCTCCTCCACCTCCAGCAGAAGGTGAGGCAGACGCACCACCAACAGACGTTCCTCCTCCACCTCCAGCAGGTGAGCCTGAGGCTCTACCAACAGATGTACCTCCAGTAGGTGATGAAACCGCACCTTTAACTGATTCAGGAACGGGTGATGATACAGAAGAGATCGACATTACTGATTTAGTTAATATGACTAAAAATATTAAGAATGATCTTGAAAGTAATAAACAAGATAATGGTGAAGTCATCAATAAAATGGATGATGTATTTACTAAATTAAATGACTTAGAAGGTAAATTGGCTCAAATGGACCAAGTTATGGCTAAGATTGACCAATTGGGTGCGGCAGTTGAAGCGTCAAAACCTAAAACTGAAGTTGAAAGACTTGAAATGCGTTCTTTAGATTCATATCCATTTAATGAAAAACCACAAGAATTTTTCGCACACAAACAAGGTGAGATGAAGGCTAGTGGTAAAAATGAATATATTTTAACTAAAGATGACGTTGAAAATTATCCAAAAGATCAAATAAAAACATCATTTAATCCAAACGAAGAACAAAAAGATGAATATAGCTTCTAAAATAAAGTTCTTGATGGAACTTCAAAATCAAGTTAAAATTAATCATTGGCAAACTAAAAGTTACGCAAGACACAATGCCTTTGATAAACTTTTTGA